CCTAAAAAAATCCCCGGAGGAGTACTTTTCCAGATGCTTTTAAATGTGCCATCAGGTCTTTTGTCAAAAACAGGTTGTGGTGAACCCGTTCTCCTTTCAAGAGATGCTGATGAGCATTAAAAAAGACCTGATGCCACATTTAAAAGCATCTGTAAAGTATTTCAAACTATATTAAAACATCATGAGAAAGGAGATTAACTAATAGATGTCTGTATCTAAGAAAGGCGACATAAAGCCTAAACGACAACCTCCAGCTAAAACACCAGAAGCTCGTGAAAACCAAATGGTTGCATTAGCTGTAGACTTAGCAGAAAAACAACTTTCTGACGGAACAGCATCATCACAAGTTATAACTCATTTTCTAAAACTTGGTTCAACTAAGGAACGTCTTGAAAAAGAAATTTTAGAAAAACAGAAAGAATTAATTACGGCCAAAACAGATGCAATTCAATCTGGAAAGAAAGTTGAAGAATTATATAAGAATGCTTTAGATGCAATGAGAACATATAGTGGACGAGGTGATAATGATGATTAAATCTTATCAAAAACTTCGAACTATAAAAACTTTTAAAGAGAGATTTGAATATTTAAAATTACAAGGAACTGTAGGATCAAGCACATTCGGTTATGATAGATATTTAAATCAGCACCTATACAATTCTCCAAGATGGAAAAAGGTTAGAGATCTTGTAATTATACGAGATAACGGATGCGATTTAGGCATTGATGGTTATGAAATAAATGATCGGATTTTAGTTCACCATATTAATCCTATAACAGTTGACGATATTGAAAATGATAATGATTCAATCTATGATCTCAATAATCTAATATCATCATCAAAAAATACCCATGATGCAATACATTTTGGTAATACTAATTCATTATCTAAAAAATATGTTGCTAGAACAAAACATGATACTTGCCCATGGCGAGATTGAAAAAATGGAGGTTTAAAAAAATGAGCAAAAATTGGCATGATAAAACAAATTATAATAACTTTTCACAAAGGAATCAAGCAGAGAAAGTTCATTCAGAACATGCAAAGAATGATGTGCTTGCTGGGAAACGATGTACGACAACAATTATAGATGAGTTTGCCAATATTGATGAAGAAGTAAAACGGTCTATTAAAGAGACACAGCAATCCATCAATGAAACATCAACTTCAAATGATTCGTCTGAGACAACAACCATCACCCAATCAAAACGAGTAGCCATTGTTGTGGGTTGTAAAAAGTTAAATGTGAGATCGCAACCAAAAAAACAGATACCAAACATCATTGGAATTCTTACAGAAGGTGATGAAGTAAGAGTTCAAACAATAGGCGACGAATGGTCAAATATTTTAACAGCCGAAGGTCTTAATGGATATGTTCTGAGAAAATTTCTGAAGGAGGATTAATTTGGAAACCAGCATACTTACCTCTGTCAAAAAAGCTATAGGACTAACGTCTAGCGACGATACTTTCGATATAGATATAATTATGCATATAAATTCGGCTCTCCTTCCACTAACACAAATAGGCATTGGTCCCGTAACAGGGTATCAGGTAATAGGAGTAATCGATGATTGGACTGATTTTCTAGGAACCAGGATTGATCTAGATGCAGCTAAAAGTTATATTTATATGAAAGTTCGATTAATTTTTGATCCACCATCAAATGCATTTGTAGTAACTTCCATGGAGAGACAATTAGATGAGCTAATAGCTCGTTTAAGTATTCAAGTGGAAACAGTTATTGAGGAGGCGATTTAGTATGAAGAATGAAGATTTTCTACAACATTTCGGTGTAAAAGGAATGAAATGGGGAAAAACAAGTAGTAAAAGTTCTGGAGGCGCCTCTTCTAAGAAAAGAAAAAAGAAGATTAGCGAGATGACAAATGACGAATTAAAGACAATAAACGCCCGCCTTCAACTTGAAAAGCAATATAAGGATTTAACTAAAAAAGATACCATTAAAGGTAGAAAGTTTGTAAAAGAAGTCCTTACTAATTCGGCTAAGACTGTAGCTACAGCATATGCAACTAAAGCTATTACCAGATCAGTCGAGAATTTAATTAAGAATAAAGCTGGAGGCTAATCATGGCATTTTCAAACACTACAACTCCTAAATACTATGGCAAATTTAGACAAGCAGTTGTAGATGGCGACATTCCAGTTTGTAAAGAAATGTCCATGGAAATGAATCGAATAGATGAGCTCATAGCTAATCCAGGCATATATTATGACGATCAAGTAGTAGAAGGTTTTGTGCAGTATTGCGAAAACGAGTTAACACTTACAGATGGAGCGGATTTAGTTTTATTAGATTCTTTTAAATTATGGGCCGAACAAGTCTATGGCTGGTATTATTTTGTTGAAAGAAGCATATATGTTCCAAATGAAAAAAATCATGGCGGACATTATGAACGTAGAATGATAAAGAAACGGCTAATTAACAAACAGTATTTAATAGTAGGTCGAGGGGCTGCAAAATCACTATATGATTCGTGTATACAATCGTATGAACAAAACGTTAATACCACAACAACCCATCAGATCACAACCGCGCCAACAATGAAGCAAGCAGACGAAGTAATGTCGCCTATTAGAACAGCTATAACGCGTTCTAGAGGTCCATTGTTTACGTTTCTGACAGAAGGTTCATTGCAGAATACAACAGGATCAAGGGCTAATCGCTTAAAGTTAGCATCAACAAAAAAGGGGATTGAAAACTTTCTTACTGGTTCATTCATAGAAGTTCGTCCTATGAGTATAGCAAAACTTCAAGGATTAAGACCTAAGATAGCCACTGTTGACGAATGGTTGTCGGGAGATATACGAGAAGATGTAATAGGCGCAATTGAACAAGGAGCTTCTAAGCTTGATGACTATTTGATTATAGCTACTAGTTCAGAAGGAACCGTTCGAAATGGAAGTGGTGACACAATCAAAATGGAACTAATGGACATACTAAAAGGAGATTATGTAAATCCTCATGTGTCCATATGGTGGTATAAACTTGACGACGTCAAAGAAATTAATGATCCATCGACATGGTTAAAAGCAAATCCAAATATTGGTAAAACGGTTTCGTACGAAACATATCAACTAGATGTTGAACGAGCTGAAAAAGCTCCGGCATCAAGAAATGATATTTTGGCAAAACGTTTTGGTCTTCCTATGGAAGGATACACCTACTTCTTTACCTATGAAGAAACTATTCCTCATAAGAAAAGAACTTTCTGGTCTATGGTTTGTTCTTTAGGCGGAGACATGTCTCAAGGAGATGACTTTTGTGCATTTACATTTTTATTCCCATTGCCAAATGAATTCTTTGGAGTCAAAACTCGTAGCTATATAACATCATTAACTTTGATGAAACTTCCAGGAGCAATGCGTCATAAATATAATCAATTTATTGATGAAGGAAGCCTTATTGTGTTAGAAGGAACTGTTTTAGACATGATGGAAGTATATGAAGATCTTGATCAATATATTTTAGACGAGGGTTATGACGTTAGATCATTTGGATTTGACCCGTACAATGCTAAAGAATTTGTAGAACGATGGGAATCAGAAAATGGACCTTTTGGGATTGAAAAAGTAATTCAGGGCTCCAAGACAGAGTCCGTTCCATTAGGCGAGTTAAAGATTTTAGCCGAAGAAAGAATGTTACTATTTGATCAGGAGCTAATGTCTTTTGCCATGGGCAATAGTATCACCTTAGAAGATACGAACGGTAACAGAAAATTAATGAAGAAACGATATGAACAAAAGATCGATAATGTGTCTGCTTTAATGGATGCATACGTAGCATATAAAACAAACAAAGATGCATTTGAATAGTGAGGTGATAAAGTGCAAGAGAGAGAAACATTTAGAAATCGTATCCAACATGCATGGAGCGCCTTCTTAAACAGAGATCCAACAACCATGTATCCCTATAAAAATTTGGGTTATTCCACATCTTATAGACCAGACCGTGTTAGAACAACAATTAGTAATGAACGGTCAATCATCAACTCAATTTACAATCGTATTGCAATAGATGCGTCATCAATTTCAGTTAGACATGTTAGATTAGATCAAAATGGGAGATATGTCGAGACCATCAATGACTCACTGAATCAGGTATTGACAATTGAATCTAATCTAGATCAAACAGGCAGAGCCTTAATGCAAGATATTGTAATGTCGTTAGTGGACGAAGGCTGTGTAGCAGTTGTTCCAACAGATACTACAATTAATCCTAATCTATCATCTGCTTATGAGATAAACTCTTTGCGAGTAGGTGAAATTTTAGAATGGTTCCCGCAACACATAAGGGTTAAGGTATATAATGAAAAGACAGGTCTCAAAGAAGATTTAACCCTTCCAAAATCGTTAGTTGCCATAATTGAAAATCCATTATATGCGGTCATGAACAAGCCAAACTCGACACTAAGCAGACTTATAGCAAAATTAAATTTACTTGATGCTATCGACAATCAAAGTGGTTCTGGTAAATTGGATTTAATAATTCAATTACCATACATTATAAAATCAGAAGCTAGAAGAGTTCAAGCAGAAACTCGTAGACTTCAGCTTGAAGAGCAATTATCAGGTTCTAAATATGGCATAGCCTATACCGACGGAACAGAAAAAGTAACTCAATTAAATCGTCCAGCCGAAAACAACCTCATGACACAAATAACGTATCTAACGAGTATGCTGCATAGCCAGTTAGGATTAACAGAAAGTGTGTTTGATGGCACGGCTGATGAAAAGACAATGTTGAACTATTACAATCGAACAATAGAACCAATCATGTCAGCAATCGTTGATGAGATGAATCGAAAGTTTCTAACTAAGACTGCTCGTACTCAAAAGCAGGCAATTATATTTGCTAGAGATCCATTTAGATTAGTTCCAGTAAGCGAATTAGCCAATATTGCCGATAAATTTACACGTAATGAGATTCTGTCTTCAAACGAGGTTCGTGCAATTGTTGGATATAAACCATCTGACGACCCTAAAGCAGAAGAACTAAGAAATAAGAATCTAAATCAAAAAGATCAAGAAATAAAAGAAGAATCTAATGATTCCACTAAGTAATACCAAACCTTGCAAGGAGGAAAAATATGAAATTTGATTTCAGTGGTTATGCCACCAAGAATGACCTAAAATGTACCGATGGACGAGTTATTCGTAAAGATGCGTTCAAGCACCATGATGGACAAATTGTACCATTAGTTTGGCAACACAATTTTAACGATCCGAAAAATGTTATTGGACACACATTGTTAGAACACAGAGATGATGGTGTATACACATACGCGGTGTTCAATGACACAGAAAATGCGCAAATTGCAAAAGCACTTGTTCTGCATGGAGACGTAACAGCTCTTTCAATCAGAGCGAACGAGTTAAAACAAAAAGGTTCAAACGTTACTCATGGCATGATTAGAGAAGTAAGTCTTGTACTTGCTGGCGCTAATCCTGGGGCAATGATCGACAATCTCAATATTCAACATGGCGATGGCTCATTTACTGAGATCGATGATGAAGCATTAATCTATACAGGAGAAGAAATATCTTTAACTGATTTAGAGCATGCAGACGAAGACGAAACATTAGCGGACGTATTCAACACTTTAAGTGAAAAACAAAAAGACGTTGTATATGCGATGTTAGCACATGCGCTTGAAGGCGATGAATCCATGGCACAATCAGCAATGGATGACGAAGATTTAGAAATAGAACACTCAACTGAGGGAGGAAACTCAATGAAAAAAAATGTTTTTGACAAGAATCAAGCGGATGAAAAAGTAACAACTGGTGGAACATTAACCCACGATCAATTCGCAACAATTTTAGAAGATGCTAGAAAATATGGTTCTTTTAGAGATGCAATCTTAGCGCATGCAACTGAATACGGCATTGAGAATATTGACGTTTTATTCCCAGATGCACAAACTATCTCTAGAGATCCTGATTGGTTAAAAAGAGAAGATATGTGGGTGCAAGGCGTACTCAATGCAATCCACAAGAGTCCTTTTAGCAGAGTTAAATCGGTTATTATGGATATGGACTTCGAAGCTGCTAGAGCTAAGGGATATGTTAAAACTACTGAAAAGAAAGAAGTCTATCTTAAAGCGGCGAAACGTATCACTACGCCTACAACCATTTACGTTAAGCAAAAACTTGACAGAGATGACATTATTGATGTTGTGGATTTCGATATTGTAGCTATGGTTCGTATGGAACTAAGAACTTTACTTGATGAAGAATTAGCTATGGCTGCGTTAACTGGAGATGGTAGAGCAATCGACGATCAGTATAAGATCAGCGAAGAAAACGTTAGACCTATCTGGACCGATGACGACTTATACTCTATTAAAGAAGAACTTGCTACCAAAACAGATTACAAAGCAATGATCAAAGCAATTGCTTTAACAAACAAGAACTATAAAGGTTCTGGATCGCCAGTTCTCTATACTACGCCAGATATCCATACTAACATGTTATGGGTTGAAGACACAACAGGTCGTAGAATTTATGAAACAGACGCGATGTTGACTGCGGCTCTTAGAGTTAGTGCAATTGTCGAGGTTCCTTATATCGAAGGTAAAACAAGAACCCTTGCAGATGAATCAGTTCGTGAATTATTAGCAATCAAAGTAAATCTTAGAGATTACAACTTCGGAGCTGATAAAGGCGGTCAAATTGCAACATTTGATGACTTTGATATTGACTTCAACCAGTATAAATACTTGATGGAGACTCGAGTTTCAGGCGCATTAACAAAACCAAAATCAGCTCAAATCTATGAGTTTGAAATCACACCACCTGCTGAAGGTTAATCATTAAAGGAGATTCAAAATGGGAAGATTTTTTGGTAAAGTAGGGTATGCTAATACTCAAGAGACATCGCCTGGTGTGTGGAAAGATGTAGTAACCGAACGGGAATATTACGGTAGTGTTATAAGAGCGTCTCAATCATGGCAGACAGGAGAGAATATCAACGATAATTCAATACTGAATAATCAGATAAGTATTATTGCAGACCCATATTCTTTCCAAAATCTTCATACAATGAAATATGTAAAATGGATGGGGGCGGTATGGAAAATATCAAAAATTGATATCAGTCATCCGCGCCTAATTTTAACAATCGGAGGTATCTACAATGGGGAATCGACTCCAACTCCAACAGATATTTGAAGACATTTTGGGGGTTGTGGCGGTATATTTTCAACCTCCAGAAACACTTCAACTACAATATCCATGCATTGTCTATTCAAAGTCAAAACCTAATACTATTTATGCCGACGACAATCCATACAGACATCATGCAATGTATCAGGCAACTATTATCGACAGCAATCCAGATAGTCTAATTCCTGCATATGTTGCGGCAATGCCTTTATCGGCATATGATAGACACTACACACGTGATAATTTACATCATGATGTATACAATGTATATTTTTAATAAGGAGGACACAAACCTATGGCTAAATTACTATGGGATCAAGCTGGTGAAAAACTTTATGAAACCGGCGTTAAAAAAGGTGTGGTATACCCACAAGACACTTCTGGTGAATATCCGTTAGGCATTGCATGGAACGGATTAATCGGCGTTACGGAGAGTCCAACAGGCGCAGAGCCAAGTCCCTTATATGCGGACGACATTAAATATTTGAATCTTATTTCGATTGAAGAATTTGGTGCAACCATTGAAGCTTACACTTATCCTGATGAATTTGCGGTGCTTGATGGCTCTGTAGAACTTGAAACTGGAGTCCTTATTGGACAGCAAACAAGAAAACCTTTCGGTTTAGCATACCAAACATCATTAGGCAATGATCTTGAGAATACTGATTATGGGTACAAGATTCATTTGATTTATGGCGCATTAGCTTCTCCATCTGAAAAAGGTTATCAAACAGTTAACGATTCGCCAGAGGCTATTACGTTCTCTTGGGATATCACAACTACAGCGGTTGCAGTAACAGGCGCTAAACCAACGGCATCAGTAGTAATTGATTCAACAAAAGCCGATCCTACAAAATTGGCAGCCTTTGAATTGATCATCTTTGGTGACACAGCAACTGCAGCTAGATTACCATTACCAGATGAAATTGCAACATTATTTGCCGCTGGCTAAATATAATTTGAGGAGCCCTTTTCTACAAAAGACTAGGGCTCTTTGTTATACTTTATGATTGATCAACCCTATTGAAAGGAGAAATACTAATGTTAAGAAAAACTATAGCTTTTACAGACTACGATGGTGTAGAAAGAACCGAAACATTTTACTTTAATCTCTCCAAAGCGGAAGCTATGGAAATGGAAATGGAAGTAAATGGTGGACTATCAAAACACCTACAAACCATCGTTGAAACTCAAGACTCGAAACAAATTGTCGCGTCATTTAAAGAACTAATCCTTAAATCATATGGTCAAAAATCCAATGATGGAAAACGATTTGTTAAGTCGCAAGAACTTAGAGATGAATTTGCTCAAACAGAAGCGTACAGTAATCTTTTTATGGAATTAGCAATGCATGCAGACAAAGCTGCAGAATTTGTTAATGGTATTGTACCAGAATCTTTTAAATAAAAGTATTGATACGGGAGGCTAGTTAAATGTTAAAGATCACGATACCAAGTATTGAAGAATGGGACTCGGATAAAGAAGAGTTTATTAAATCTAAGGATCACGTTCTCCAATTAGAACATTCTCTAGTCTCCCTTTCAAAATGGGAGGCCAAATGGCATAAACCATTTTTAAGTAAAGAAGAAAAAACAATTGACGAAACAAAAGACTATATTAAGATGATGACTATAACACAGAATGTTAATGATAACGTCTATTCAAACATATCAAAAGATATAATAGCTCAAGTCATAAATTATATTAATGAGCCAATGACTGCTACTACGTTTACAAAAGTAAGTGGAAAACCAGATCGAGAAATTAAGACTTCAGAACTAATTTATTATTTAATGATTGCTATGAATATACCTTTTGAGTGTCAAAAATGGCACTTAAATAGATTGTTAACTTTAATTAATGTGTGTAATATAAAAAATGCGCCACCGCAAAAAATGGATCGATCGTCCTTAGCCAAACGTAATCATGAATTAAATGCTGCTCGTAGAAAACAAATGAATAGCGGAGGTTAATGATGATTCAAATTAAGCAAAAAGGAAACTTTAATAAACTAGAACAATTTTTTAAAAATGTATCGTCTCTAGATTATGGGGCATTGGAGAAGTATGGGAAAATGGGCGTAGAGGCACTAGCTTCGGCAACCCCAATTGAATCTGGAGAAACTGCACAATCATGGTTCTATGAAATTGTAAAGAATCATGGTGGAGTACGTATTAACTGGAAAAACTCTCATGTAGTTGATGGCGTTCCAATAGCGATCATATTACAATATGGTCATGGCACTCGCAATGGCGGATATGTTCAAGGAAGAGATTTTATTAATCCTGCAATCTCCCCAATATTTGATAAAATGACAAATGACTTATGGAAGGAGGTAATTAAATAATGAGCTCTGTTGATAATCGCATAGTTGATATGCAGTTTAACAATAAACAATTTGAATCTGGAATACAATCATCCATTAAATCATTAGATTCACTTAAATCTGGTTTGAACTTAGATGCGTCAGCAAAAAGTCTAAGTAACCTAGATAAAATAGGACGAGCATTTACGCTTGCTGGTATATCAGAAGGCGTTGACACATTAACTCGTAAATTCTCAGCATTAGGCATTATTGGTATTACCACTTTACAGAATATAACAAATTCTGCAGTCAATGCAGGTAAGAAACTACTATCTTCATTAACCATTGACCCAATTAAAACGGGTCTTCAAGAGTACGAAACAAAAATGGGTGCTATACAAACAATACTTACAAACACTGCAAGTAAAGGTACTACCTTAGAGGATGTTAATAAAACACTAAATGAATTAAATGAATACTCGGATAAGACCATATACAACTTTGCTGAGATGGCAAAGAATATTGGTACTTTTACGGCTGCTGGTATAGAGTTAGAAGCTTCCGCTACAGCTATTAAAGGTATTGCTAACTTGGCTGCAGGTTCGGGATCAACATCATTACAAGCCTCTACCGCGATGTACCAGTTGTCTCAAGCATTAGCTTCTGGAACAGTACGATTGCAAGACTGGAATTCTGTAGTCAACGCTGGAATGGGTGGCGAGTTATTTCAGAATGCATTGAAAGCAACTGCTAAAGAAATGGGTGTGGTTATAGACACAACAATACCATTCAGAGAATCCTTACAAGATGGATGGTTATCTGCAGAAGTTTTAACTAAGACCTTGGCTCGATTTGCAGAGGATGAATCTTTAATCCTTGCAGCAACACAAGTTAAAACATTCACTCAATTACTTGATACCATGAAGGAATCGGTTCAATCTGGATGGGCTCAATCATGGGAAAATATCATCGGCAACAAAGATGAAGCCGCTAAACTATTTACAGCGATTAATGATGCATTTGGCTCTATTGTTGGAACGTCGGCAATCGCTCGAAATGAGATGCTAGCGTTTTGGAAAGCAAACGAAGGTCGAGACGCAGTTATAACCGGATTAAGCAACTCTTTTGTAGCATTACAAGCGGTCATAAAACCAATTAAAGAGGCTTTTAGTGAATTATTTCCAGCCATGACCGGTGAAAGACTTGTTGAGATATCAAACGCCTTTAGTAGTGTAACAGAAAAATTCAAAATAGGGGAACAAACTGCTGACGAACTTAAACGTACATTCAAGGGACTATTTGCCGTACTAGACATCGGAAAACAATTGTTCGTTTCCTTAGTTAATGTTGTTGGTATATTTTTAACGTCACTTGCTCCCGTTGGAAAAGGGCTATTAGGATTTACCGCACGAATTGGAGATTTCCTAGTCGCGTTAGATGAATCAATTAAAACCACAAATATTTTTAATTCCAACATCGAAAAAACAGCAACATTCTTAAAAAATGTGGCGACCAATATAGTTGATGCCATTAGTAAAATTATATCTTCTTTTGATGTGTTTAAAAATGTCGACATGACCGGTCTAGATACCTTTACTGAAAGAGTACAAGTAAGATTCGAACCGTTTACAAAGCTCGGGGATTTCATACAAGGAGTCTTCTCTACAATGGCAGTAGCAATACAAAAAGCAGCACCTATATTCTTTTCTTTAGCAACACTAATAGGCAAAGCTTTAGACAAGGTACGAGAGAAAGTAGTTGAGTCGTTAGATAACGCTGAGTATAACTCTATATTCGATATTATTAACAGTGGTATATTTGTTACCATTCTAGTTGGATTGAAAAAATTTATAGACTCACTAACAGACATTGCAGATAATGCAGGAGGATTCTTATCAGGCATCACAGGAATTCTTGATGGAGTTAAAGGTAGTCTTGAAGCATACCAATCGCAATTAAAAGCCGGAACACTGCTTAAGATAGCAACCGCTATCGGAATTCTAGCTGCATCATTGGTCGTACTATCACTGATAGATTCGGATAAATTAACCGTTGCGTTAGGTGCTATATCTGTAATGTTTATTGAATTATTTGCATCTATGGCATTGTTCGAAAGGTTGGCTGGTGGTACTGGTATTGTATCGATGGTTAAATTAACCACCGTAATGCTTGGCTTATCAGTTTCAATATTACTATTATCTTTTGCCATGGAAAAATTATCAAAAATAGATTCAGAAGGAATTGCCAATGGATTAATATCAATAGCAGCACTGTCTGCGATATTAGTTGCATCAGCTAAATTACTTTCTGGAAGTGCAAACCAATTAACCACAAGCGCTTTAGGATTTATTTTATTTGCAACAGCTATAAATATATTAGTCAATGCAGTTGACAAACTAAGCGCTATCGATGGTGACAAATTAGTCAATGGACTTCTAGGCGTAGGTGTAGTAATTGCAGAACTGATTGTATTCATGAAAACTGCAAACATGACTAAATTAGGAATATCGACAGGTATTGGTTTAGTTGCTTTATCGTTTGCAATTGTTATATTAGCAGATGCTGTAAAACGGTTCAGCACGATAGATGTAGCAGATTTGCTTAAAGGATTAGCTGCCGTGGCAATAGTGCTGGCTGAGTTAGCTATATTTGTTAAGTTGACTGGAAACGTAAAACATGTAATATCTACAGCAATAGGTTTAACTATTCTTGGAGCAGCAATGCTTATATTTGCTGAGGCAATAACAAGAATGGCTGACTTATCATGGGAACAAGTAGCAAAAGGTATCATTACTATGGCAGGCGCATTATCAATAATAGTCATAGCTCTAAATTTCATGCCTAAAAATATGATTCTTATCGGTGCAGGACTTGTTATTATAGCCGAATCATTGGTTATTTTATCGACAGCTTTAAACTCCATGGGAAGTATGTCTTGGGAAGAAATCGCTAAAGGATTAGTCACGCTAGCAGGATCATTAGGCATTATAGCTGGTGCGATGTATTTAATGACGTCAGCATTACCAGGGGCAGCAGCATTAATAGTTATTGCTGGGGCTCTTGCTATATTAGCGCCCGTAATATTATCCTTAGGCAATATGTCATGGGAAGAGATTGGAAAAGGACTTTTAACCTTAGCTGGAGCGTTTGCTATTATTGGTGTTGCAGGTTTAGTATTAGCGCCTATTACACCAGTATTGATTGCTCTGGCAGGAAGTATAGCTTTATTAGGACTATCGGTCGCTGCTATTGGTGGAGGAATGCTTGCGTTCTCTGCAGGATTGGCTGCTTTAGCTATATCAGGAACCGCTGGTGTTGCAGCATTAGTATTATTAATAACAAGCGTTGTCGGATTAATTCCATTCATATTTACCACACTAGCACAAGCGATAGTAGATTTTGCGCAGGTGATAGGCAATAGTGGACCAGTTTTAGCAGAAGCAGTAACAAGTATTATTTTAGCTTTAATAGCAGCGGTGTTAATTATTATACCTGCTGTAACCGACACCTTTTTAACTTTGGTTTTGTCTATGTTAAATGTATTATTAGATCATGTTCCAGATATGGTTAACACTGGATTAAAATTATTAACTGGCTTCTTAGCTGGGGTTCGAGATAACATAAAAGACGTAGTTAAAACTGCCATTGAGATTGTACTTCAATTTATTGCAGCAATTGCTGAGATGTTACCGGGCGTAATTCAAGCTGGCATAGATCTTATACTAGCGTTTATTAATGGACTAGCTGAGGCATTACGTGGCAACACAGAACCAATGATTAATGCGATTAAGAACTTAGTATCAGCGATAATTGAATCCGCTATTAAAGTCCTTTTAGCAGCAATCCCAACGTTCCTAAACATGGGCAAGTTGATATTAGATAATGGTATTATAAAAGGGGTTCAAAATAGAATTAGTTCATTCTTGTCTACTATTGGCGAAATTCCAACAAAAGGTATAGCCGCTCTTAGAAACAGTTTAGGCGGATTTACTAATGCTGGAGGATTTGTCATTGATGGATTTATTGGTGGAATCAAAAGTAAAATTACAGAAGCAGCCAAATGGGCAGCTAATTTAGCCAGTGCAGTATTAAGCTCGGCAAAAAAAGTATTGGGTATCGAATCCCCATCGAAGGAATTCCTAAAAATAGGGATGTATTCTAATCAAGGATTAGCTAATGGCCTTCGAAAATATGTTGGTTTGGTTTCGGACGAAAGCGAGAATGTAGGGAATACTGCAAAAAGATCATTAAGTGACTCATTATCGAATGTATCTGATATAGTCAGTGGCGATCTAAATATGCAACCAATTATAAAACCAGTATTAGATTTAACGGACGTGATCGATGGTAATAGTAGATTAAGTTCGCTATTCGCTAAAAATCCAACAGTTACTACAACTAATAAATCGGTAGAGTTGGCTGGAGAAATAAATACAAAACAAAACGTAACAACCACTGCAATGGATGCAGTTAACAAATTATTAGATAAAGTAAATCAAGCAATTGAAGATCTTAAACAAGCTCAACCTAATATCGACCAGTGGTCCTTTGAAAATGTAGTAATACGAGAGGAAGCCGACATTAGAAAATTAGCTAGAGAAATGGAAGACATGCGTATAGCAGGTCAAAGGGGGTAGACTTAATGGGATTTATATTTAATGGACAATCCAGTGACGATCTCAATATTTGTATAAAAACATTATCTATCCCTATCATACCCCCTAGACGTCAACACACTATTAGTGTTCCAGGGATGGATGGCGAATATGTGTTTGAAGACGGGTACAACAATATCAAAATAGAATTAGAGTGCACACTCGTTGGCGATCCAATATACAACAGAAGAAAACAAGCTAGAATCATAGCCTTATGGTTAGCGAAAACTGGCAGATTATCCATGAGTTATGAGAGCGATATTGAGTACATCGTGGTTAAAACCATGAGTACTATTGATGCAGTCATGAATCGTGAAACTTCTACTGATGTATTTAAGATCGTCTTCGAGTGCCTCCCCTATGTAGAGCAATCGTTCTACACGGACAAAATTAAATGGGGAGAAGCTCATATACCATGGGGAGAAGCTCATATACCATGGGGCGGATATCCACGAAAATTTAACCTTACGGCAGAGCAAACAATTAAAATTACCAATAATGGAACGTTCGTTAACAAACCAATAATCATATTAACGGGCGTTTCTACAAGTGTAACAATAGGTGAATGTACGATTAACAATTTAAATGGCACAGTTTATATTGACTGTAAAAATGGGATAGTATACAGTCTTGATGGTGAGACTAAAATTAACAAAATGATGGATTATACATCAACGTTACCAGAAAAATTTATACGGTTATATCCTGGCGATAACTACTTTGATGTAACTGGACCATTCGCAAATATAGACTTAGAATTTGATTATCGAAATACATTCTTATAAGGAGGTGAACTTATGTATCCAGAACTTTATGATAGTAGCGGAACGTTACTTGCATCGTTAGACAATATAATTGATGATTCTGCTTCCATACGGAGAGTTGTGAATGGCGAGTTCACCTTTTCTTTTGATGCTTATGAAAAAGATTTAAAGAGTGAATATTTTAATACAGGAAATGTTATACTAATTGCTAATCAAAAATTTGATATTAAAAAAGTTGTATTGAAACATGATGGAACAGTTGCATATAATATGCTGTGTGAGCACGTGAATTACCGCATGGAGGATGGTGTTGAAAATAAGTATGCAACGTATTCTTTTACAGGAACCCCAACTGACATATTAACAAATATACTTGCAGGTACTGAATTTACTGTTGGAACTGTGGAATTTACAGACGTAATTACAGTATCTGTAAACTCAGAAATAACACGTAAATCCTTGATATACCAATTGGCTAATATTCTTGGTGGAGAAGTTGACTATTCAAATCAAGGATTTACAATTAATGTTCTAAATACCATCGGTCAAGATCGCGGATTTAAAATTCAGTTTGGTACAAACCTAAAAGGATTGACCCGAATAATTGATAGTCGTGGTGAACTAAAGACGTACTATGAGGTTTCACTAATAGATCTAAAAAATAGCACCGAGTACATTTCAAAAGGATATCAGAATTTAGAAGTGGTCGACGTTGGAGACACTATAGAAATCAACGATTGGGTGGTTAACATTAATGTTGAAAATCGAGTATATTCTATAACTTATAATCCCGTCTTTGAGATGAATATCTCTTTGGAGATAGCCAATACAATAAATCTCATAACAGATAGGATTAATCTGATTGAGTCTACGTACGTACAGCAAGATAAGGTATATAATAATGTGTCAATAAGTCAAGAATATGGTTTTAGATCGGAACTTAGCAATAAACTAGCTAGGGCTACGTACGGTGGAGCTACAATATCTATGGACGTTGGCGATGGTTTAGGTAACTATAGCCCTGCGGTATATTTTGATCCTTCGACTGGTAAATATAAATATATTGGTGACGTCGATGTAAGTGGAACGATAACTGGTGCTGAGATCATAGGGTCTATTATAAACAATGGAGCTGGAACATTTTATGTCGATGCTTTAGGAAATGTTGTCGCTGGTAGTCTTACTATGAATAATGGTATTATAGACAATGGTCTTTTTACAGTTGATGCTCTAGGAAATGTTGTTGCCAATAGTCTTACTATGAATGATGGAATAATAAATAATGGTCTTTTTACAGTTGATGCTCTAGGAAATGTTGTTGCTAATAGTCTTACTATGAATAATGGCATTATAGACAATGGTCTTTTCACAGTTGACACTCTAGGAAATGTTGTTGCTAATAGTCTTACTATGAATGGTGGAGACATACTCAGCGCTAATATTAATATATCTGAAAACATCGCGGTTGGAGATAGTATCTATATTG